GAGGCCGCAGCGGGCTTCCTGACGCCCCAGAAGAGCCCGTTCGGGGGCAACGAAGAGCCCGTGGACATCGACCCGGAGGTCAAGGAGGCGGCGAAGCGTACGCTCATCTCCACCTTCCACCAGCTTGACAACCTCGTGGACGATCAGGTGCGCTGGACGATCAGCGACACCGAGGCGGAGGCCGCAGCGAAGAGGCTCCTGAAGACCGAGGCGGACCGCGTGGAGGCGGACACCGTGCTGAAGAAGATGTTCGCCCAGCCGTTCTACGCGATGCGTGCGAAGCTCTACCGGTCCTCGACGGGCCGAGTGCTGGCCGTGGACCCGAACAACGTCCTGCAGGGGTGGGGCGACACGCCCAAAGCGGCCATCGACGACTTCAACAGGGCTTTTGAGGAGTTTGACGGCATCGGCGACACGAAGCCCGTGGACCCGGAGCCCGCCGACCCACAGCCCAACGACCCGGAGCCCGAGGCCCCAAAGAAGCGGAGCCGTCGGGTCCGAAAGCCGAAGGGTTAGATCGCCCGCTTGCTCACCGCGTTGATGACCGGCTTCGGTTCAATCGGCGAGACCTGACGCGGCGCGAAATTCTGGATACGGGCCGTCGTGAGGCGGGACTCGTTGACGGGCGGGGGACCGGTTAACGTGGCCTGCGCGAGCGGGGCCGTCTGAGGAGCAGCCGCCTGCGCCGGAGCGGCGTTTTCAGCCGCTTGGGCAACGGCAGAGGTAACGAGCTGCTCGATGGTTCCGTTCGCCTGCGCTTCGAGGATGGCATCTTCCGTCAGGACATCGGGGTTGTAGACGATGGTTGACATGTCCGGCAGCTCGAAAACTTCGAGCCCCAGCTCCGGGAGTCGTCCGAAATTCTGGACGACGGCCTCAACGACCGGCTCGCCCATCGTCGTCTCGCTGACGGGCGGCACGAGGATGCCGGGCACCGTCCCCGCGATGATGTCAGGCAGGGGCGCGGGCAGCTCGGCCTCGACCGGGGTGTTGGTCGGGGCCACGGGCTGATTGTCCATCATCGTGGCGTTGTCGAGGGGAGCGGCCATAAATCAGCAGGACCACTGACGGCGGGACCAGTAGTTCGCCGACAGCTTGTTCGAGGTGTTGCCCTGACCCGCCGAGCGGGCGCAGTAGTTGGACTTGCGTCCGGGGATGTGCTTTTTGATGGAGAGTTTCGGGTCGCCGAAGCGGACGAGGCGCACGTCGTCACCCTGCTTCGCGAGCACGGCGAACTTCTTGTTCTCGCCCGGCGTGCGCTTGGGCTTGTTGTATCCAGAAAAACGCTGTCCGCGGTACTCGATCATGACGGGTAATGAGTATACGACTACTTTTTCAGGGCCTTGGAAATCTTGGCAGCGGCGCGGATGGCGGCGGCGTTGCGCTCCATGCGTCCAGCGACTCCGTGCTTCTCGCCGCGCTTGTTCATCGCGACGGACTCCCGGTACTCCTTGTTGTTGAGGTACTCGTCCGCCGCTTCCGGGAGCTTCCCAGCGCGGAGGAGTTCGAGTGCCTTGGGGGAGCCGGACATGTCGCCGCGGAAGAACCCGTCGAGGATGGCCACCTTGGCCTCCTTCGGCAGCGTGTCGTACGCCTTGCCCAGCTCGCGCTTGGCCATCTTGGCCTTCGAGGCCAAATCACGGGCGAAGAGGTCGTTCACCTCCTGATCCGAGAGCGTGCGCCCGGCCATCGATTTGATCTCCTGCGGCGTCATGAGGTGCCCGATACCGACGGTCCAGAAGCCCTTCGTGTCCTTGTACGGTCTGTTCTTCACGCCCTCGTTGGCCTTGATGTACTCACGCGCCGCGACGATCACCTCGTCGGGCTCCGGGGCCGGTTCAGCGGCGAGCGGCTGGGCTTTGGGCTTCGCGGCCTTGGGGCTTACGGTCGCACCGGCCAAGGGCGCAGCGGCCATGACCGGCGCGTTGAACTTCACGGTGAAATCATTCATCGCCGAGCTCCATTAGGGCTTTGACGAACTCCTCCATCTTCCCTTCAGGGATCGTGGAAGAGAGTTCTTCAACGCTGACCGATTCGAGCTTTTCGGATGGCGGCGCGAGCGGCATCACCCTTTCCCCGGGCGTCTGCGATCTTGAGGAGTTCGGAGTCATAGGAGAGCTTGAGGCTGGATTCTTTCTTACCGGTGCTGAGTCGTTCCCAGATGTCCTTCTCTGGATACCAGATGGTCGCCTGAAGGTCGGCGTTGGTCAAGTTGATCCCACGCTGGGCGAGAATCGCCAAAGCCTTCTGCAGCACCGTGGTGATCTTCTTGCGGTCGAGTGCGGTGGGAGCATCGATGGGCTTGGTCAGCTTCTCGACCACCGCGGCGGACTTCGCCCATTCGGGCTTCATCTTGGAAAGCTCGTCCGTGGTCAGAACAGCCGTGCGACCCTCCTGAGCGTCGAGCTCTTCGAGGAACTTGTCCTTCTTCTTGCGCTGCTTGGCCAGAATGTTCTGGGCTCTGGATTCGTCGAGGTACGCAGTCCAAGCGGCCTCACGTTGATCAAAGCTCGTGCGGATTTCAGCGAGAGCGTCTGCCAGAGATTTGGCACCGCTTCTGATTTCCTCTGCGAGCGCAGGAGGCATCGGAACGCGGAGATCGCTGTAAGCATCTTGCCACTTCTTCGCCTCGACATCGTTGATCTCTTCGAGAGCATTCTGAGCAGTCGGCGATTCGAGGAACTGGGCGAAACGTGCCTCATCGACCGTACGGTATTCAGCTTTCTTGCCCGTACGACGGGTGCGCGTGACGACAGGAATGTCGTTGAGCTCTGGGGGAAGCTCGATCCCAGCGGCTCGGAAATTATCGAGCCACTTGGCGAGCTGCTCAGGCTTGATCGACTCCGGCATGATGTCGCCAGTGAGACGACCCCAAGTGCGACGGAGCCAGAGGTCAACGGTCACCGGGTCGAAGCGACCAAGGAGGTTCTGCAAGAAACCCTGACCAATCTTCGGTCCGAAAATGGCCGCGCCCTGCACGGTGTCGCCGACGTAGCCCTCGATGGATACTTCTTTACCGAGGATTTTCGATGCAACCTTTGAGAGTTGACCAACGGTGAAATCCTTGGCTACGAACCGGCGCAGGCCGGGCCACCCGTAAGCCTTCACCAGAGTGTTGGCGAGACGCAGGTTGGCCGAAACAGCCTTGCCCTTGGTTCCGTACTTCTTGGATGGATCGTACTCGCCTGTGGACAGCCGCGATTCAAACTGTTCAATCGCGTAGTAGGTGTTGTCGGCCACGTCGAGATTCTGGGACGTGGTAGCGAACGCAATCATCAGGGCCAGCTCGGCGTCCTTGATGGTCGAGAACCCAGCGGCCTTTGCGGCCTCCGGGTCCGTCAGCTCCTTGAACATCTGACGGGCGATGACCAGCGTGCGCTTGATCGCAGCGGTGTACCAGTCACCCGCGTTGCCCTCTTTCTTGAGCGCAGCTTCAGCCTCGTCCGCAACGATGTTGGCGAGACGATCTTCCTCTTCGAGCGTGATGTCCTTGGAGCTGATCCGGCGACCGTTTTCTTCAATCGCGGCTTTGCCCAGCATGCTGGCCACTCCACCGATTGCCTGTCCGCCTTCAGGGGCAGTGAGCTCGGCGTTGTCGGTGTAGATGATACCCATCGCCGTGTTACTCGCTGGATTCAGCGGTCCCCGTGGAGTCGGCAGCGTTTCCTCCGCCAGCGGGGCCTCGGGGGCCGTGGTCTCGCCGACCATAAACCGGAAGTCCCGATTCGTGGGACCGAGCGCGGCCTCGATGAGCCCCGGAGGAACAAGGAAGTTCTTCTGTTCACCGAACGGACGATCCTGCGGAGGAACGTAGTCGGGGTCACCTTTCTTGGGGATCGAGCCGTCGTCCCGACGGAGGTGTTGGCCGAAGTTGACCCACGCGTTTTGCGCCAGAGTTTCAGCCGCCACAGCTCCCTGAGCCGCATCGGAGTACATCCGGGAGTGGCTCTTCCACGCGTTGAGTTCACCTCGTGGTCCAAACTGAAGTCCCTGCTGGGTGTGCCCGAAGTAGTCGTGAACGATACGGAACACGTCGTTCACCAGCAGCTCAAAGTCCCCAATCTTCAGACCGCTCTTCTCCAGCAACGGATTGAAGGAGTCCTGCGTGCCTTGACCAAACGCGCTGTCGGTGCGGAGGAAATACAGGTGCTTGTTGTCGCGCACATCACGCATCATCTCTTCCGACGACGCGTACGGCTCGCCCACGCCGTTGTACGGCTCAGGCTCGATACCGGCATCGATCATCGCCTTGTACTGCTCAACCGTTTCGTCTGCCATCGCCTGATACGCACGCAGCACCTCAGGCGAGTCAGGTTCATGCTTTGCGACGTTCTGGAAGTAGTCGGCGATCTCCTTCAGCAGGTCTTCTGGGACTTGGTCGTAGGTCGTGTGCGGCTCGTACTCCCGGCGAAACGCCTTCCGGACATAGTCGGACGCGACCTGAATCGTGTCGTCGTTGCCCGCGGGCATGAACTGCCGCGAGTCTTCACCGCGATTGACGATGCCTCGGCCCGGGGCGTCGGTGGCCGTGGTGACCTTGTCGTACACCGGATGGACACGTCCGCGGACCTCGATCTCGCCCACTTTATCTCCAACCTGCAGAACGCCGCGGGTAGTCGGGCGCAAACGCGGCTCGCTTTTCTTTTCAGCGTAGCGGGCCAGCTCGACTGGCGTGTCGAATTGCGCGTTGAGCGTGTAAACGTGGTCGTTGCCGATCTCGACGCTAACCAACGTAGAGGTTGGCGACGGGGCTTCTCCAACCCACTTCCATCCAGCGGACTGCTTGAAGAGGTTGGTACGAATCTTTCGACCCGAGGCTGGAAGAGCCGCTTGAACGTCCGACGTTTGAAGGCTCGGCCTTCCGGTACTTACGTCGATGGAGCCCGTCTGATACACGCGTCCGGTGATGTCTTCTCCCGATCCCGTATCGACGTACTTTCCTCCGCGAATGTAGTCTTCGGTGTCGTATCGAGCGAAGAAGCCCGGAGGAGTTACTTTCGCTCCACGACGCCCCGCCTCTTCGCCCGTTCCGGTGAATCGCTCCGGGATGGGGAGCGCACGGGGCATGAATCCGATCTGAATCGTCCCCTGCACCGGAGCGCGGACGTTCAGGTCTTCGCGAACTTTGACGGGATCGACGATGCGATTCAGGCGTAGCTGCTCAATTGCAACGTGGAAGAGTTTCGGGTCGAATCCGATGTCGCGCAGCTCCTTGTTGACGAGGTTGAACTCGTTCGCTGGCACCGTCTCACCGGCCTTACGACCCGGTACCTGACGGGACTCAACAACTGCCGCCCCGTTGGCCTTCGCCAGACGTTGAACAAACGACTGGGACGCAGATGCACCCTCACCGTAGTCGATGGCGTTCCGCAGGCCCATGAGCGAATTGATGAGCCTCGACGCGCCTTCGGGCACCGGCACGGGGGTGTACCCGGGCGTAGGGTCGGGGATGTCCTCGGCTCGCGTGTCCTCGGTCTTTACCAAAGGCTTGCCGTCACCGCGCCATCCGTTGGCCTGATTCTGCAGCCAGTTCTGGAACTGCGTGCGGAACTCCGGGCTCTCCAGCGACTGCACGCCCGTGACCCGAGCGAGGCGGGCCGCGGCGTTCGGATTGCGCTGCAGCCAACCGCCGAGCATGTCGATGTTGCGGATGACCTTGTCGAGTGAGAACGCGAAGAGGGTCGTTGAACCCGTCTTCGTCGTCCGCAGCTTGTAAGGCACCATGACCTTGTTGTAAATCTCGCGGAACTGGTCGCCGACACCTGCAGCTTCGCCCGCGTCTGCGAGTGCACGCTGTTCAGCACGCTGCGGCTCGGTCAGATCGGACGAGGCTTCGGGCTTTTCAGCCTCCACTGCGGAGCTGTAGCTGACCTCGAAAGGCCGACGGCTTCCGCGCAGCTTCTCAAGCTCTGCCGAAATCGTTTGGCGATTAGCTTCCTCGACTTCGGGCGTGGCCCTCTTCTCCGGCTCCTGAGGCCCTGCAATCGCTTCACGTTGCCCCGGCTTCGTGTAGATACTGCGGGCGGGCCGTGGGGTCGTCTGGCCCGGTTCGGCGGGCGTCACGCTGATCGGCGTCACGGCGGGGGCCGCAGGGGCCGCTGGAGCCCCGCCAACGGGCGGAGGGGCCGCGGGGGCGGCAGGGGCCGCTGTAGGCGTCGAAACGACCGGCGGAGGCGTCGGGGCGGCGGCTGCGGGGCCTCCGGGAGGCGTGACGGTGCCAGCGGTGCCCGCTAGGTCGAACTGACCCGCTTGGCGAAGCGCATTGATTGCGTTTACGGCAATGAACGACGGCGTGAACTGCAGCGTCTGGGACGTGACGACATCGGCACCGGGGACGATGCCCCGCAAGCCCACGCGCTCCGCGAGGATGCCGACCGAGTTGTAGATGCGTGCCGCGAGGTTACCGGGCGTCCCGAGCTGGCTCAGGGGCGACCCGTTCAGCGCGACCTGAAAGTTCTCCGAGATGACCTCCTCGATCAGGGTGTCTGTGTCAGGCAGATCAATACCGCGGGAAGTGTAGTACTCCCGCATCTGCTCAAGCTCCTCCGTGGTGTACCCGTCGAGCACCGCGTCGCGGAGCTGCTTTTGGCTGGATGCCGGGAGGGAATTGAAGACGACGTGACCCACCTCGTGCATGAGGCTCTCGCTGCCGCCACGAACGAGCGCGATGCGCCTGCCGTTCTGGCCGGTCGCGTACACCACGCCGGACGACTTCGCACCGCCCGCCTGCGTCTGGTCCAGCGAGTCGTAGGTCGCGGGGTCGATGACGTAGAGTTCGTTCTTGTCCCCGATGAGGTCGCGGAGTGCCTCGATGCGGTTGGCGGAGTCCGCGGGCAACTGGCTGACGTACGCGGCGTGGGCCGCGTCGAGGTCCGCCGTGCCGTAGGCCGTGGTCTTGGCCCGCTGGGACTCAGGAACAACCTGACTGCTGGGCGTCCACATGCTGCGCCCAAACTGGCGGACGGAATTCCTCGCCACGTCCGCACCGGCACCGAATCCACCGGCCACGGCACCACCAGCGAGCAGCGTCGCACGCTCCTCCACCGTCTCGGCGGGAAGAGCCAGCGGTGCCATCGTCGCCGTACCGGCCACCGCACCCCGCGTGAGGTCGCTGACGATCTCGTTGAGTTTGCCAACCGGACCCGTGATCGGGGCCTTGATCGCTTTGCCCGTGCGGGTGATCGCACCCGGCAGGTTCTTGACGACTTGACGGCCTACGGAACTACCGCCGCCCATCGCGGCCATCGCAGCCGCCGGGACCGATCCGCCGGACGCGAGCGTAATTCCCCCGGCAATCGTGCCACGGGCCACGGGGCTCTCCGCGACCTTCTGGGCCGCGGTGCCGACGCTCTCCACCGTCGTGCCGAGGGCTCGACGCGGGAGCGACACGGCCTGACGAGCTGCCTCCTCCGCCGACGCCTGCGCCGTACGCCGCTCGGCGATGGTCATCAGGCGCGGGGCCGCGGACACGAGCCGCTGAGAGAGGGTCTTTGCGCCTGCCTTCGTGAGATTCTTGGCGAGGACACCCGCGCCGAACGACGCCGCGTTGTCGATGGACGCGAATTCACCGATGGGCGAAATCATCTCCACGTCCTCCTCGGCCACGACCTGCACGGGCTTGCCCGTCTTCTCGTCCTTCGCCTTGGTCTGGCCCCGCTCGAACGAGACCATCGTGTCGATGAGGTCGAGGTCTTCTTTGAAGCGTTCGCGGATGGACTCGTCGTCGAAGTCCTCCACGCCGAGGGTCACGATGCGCCCCAGACGCTGCAGCAGACGGCCCGTCTCGTACGTCCCCTGCAGGGCACCGTAGGACAGGAGCTTCGTGGCAGGCGTCTCCGGCTGCTTCACGGGCTCCATGCCGAGTACCTTCCGGGCACGGTTCAGCTCCTCGATCTTGATCTCCCGGGCCGTCTCAAACGCGGCCTGCGGGGTGTAGCGGATGATTCCGTACAGGCCCTTGGCGAGGTCGTCAAATACGTCGGGGGTCGCCTTGCCGAACTCAATCACGTCCTGCATCGACACGCCGGGCTGCGGCTGGCGGGCCTTTTCCTTGATGATGTCAAACGCGGCGTCAACGAAGAGGTCGTCGATCTGGTTGTCGCGCTTGTTCTCAGAGAGCCAACGCAGCGTGTTCTCGTACCCGTCCACCTCGCCCAGCTCCTGCATCTTCTCCGCGGTCTTCTCGCGCAGAATGTACTCGATCATGCCCCGCGTCGGACTGTCCGGCGTCTCGTCGAAGAGCCGTTTGAGCGCGGGTAGGCCGGACGCATTCAGGTTCTCCGCGAGCGTCCGCGCCGCCTGCACCTCAGGAGAGTTTAGGTTCTCTTCTTCGGCTTTCCACGACTCCGCGAATACATCGCCGACGGACTTGCTCGGTGTTTCCATGAAGCTGAGTATACGGCTTGGAGCCGTACCTACAATGCAATTACGGCCTCGGACCAGCGACTGCGTTGGCCGTAGCCCGGGACAGGCCCAAGTAGATGTCTACCGCCCCCTTAATCCGGTCCGGCTTCGGGGAAGCCTTCGTGCTGCCCTTGCCCGCGCCCTTGCGGGATCGCCCGGTGGCCTGCTCGGCGAGTTCCGTGATCCGCTGAAGCTGGGGCGAGCCGTCAACCGCGATGAGTTCGCTCTGCGGCTGGAATCCAGCCAACGTACCGTTCGCGTCGAAGTACCGTGAAGCCTCCTCTTGGTCCCGAATGGCCGTCTGGAGCACCCGGAGGTTGTTCGCGATGAGGTCGAAGTTGGCCTCCGCGTCGAAGAGCGGGTTGAATGCGCGGTTCGTGAGGTCTTTGGACTCACGTTCCGTGAACTGACCGCCGAGAATTTCTCGGGAGCTTTGCTGAATGACCTGACGGACCTTGTTGGCTGCGAGTTCGAGGTCTTGGGACGCGAGTTCGGAGAGCTTCGGGTAGCCGAGGAACGTGCCGATCTTCGTCCAGTCGAGGAGACCCCCGTTGGCCTCCCAGTTGGCGAGCAGCTCCGCGGCCTGAACGAGGTTGTTCGCGTTCTGCTTCTGCTGTGCACGCTGGCCTTCTGTCGTCTGGGCCATGCGCTTCTTGAACTCCACGTCGCCGGTCTCGATGCCCTTGTTCTTCAGCAGCGTGTCCTTGTCGAGGATCGGGTCACCGCGGTCAACGACCACGTTGCCCACCTTGACGACCGGCACGACGAACGGAAGATTGTTGTCATCGAGCCCGCGCTCTTCGCTCGTCTGCGGCTGGAGCTTCTGACGAATTGCAGCGATGTCCTCTTCCCGCTTGGCTTTCCACTTGCTGGCTTCGTTCGCGGTGAGACGCGCCGGTGGAGGCGGCAGCAGACTGACCTGACGCTGGGTCTCCTGCTCGATGACGTTGGTGAAGTCGGGCATGCCGTTGACCACTGGCACATCCGGGAGCGCGGCGAGCGTGCTCACGGTGGGCCGGTAGATCAGCTCCTGCCGGGTCTTCGGGACGACGGGCTTCGGGGCCTCCGGTTGACCGGTCGTCACGGTGAAAGTGGGTGCGGCAACGGGCGCGGGGGTCTCGGTGATCGTCTCTTCAGCCAACACGCCTCCGCCTCCAGCCGCTGGAATCGACGTAGCCTGCCCGGTTTGGGCCAACGCATCAATCTCCTCCTGAGTCAGAGGCTTGAGGCCCGCGGCTTCAGCTCGTGACCTCTCGGCTGCGGCCCGGTCGGCGTCAATCTTCGCTTGCAAAGCCTGACGCTCAAGCGCGGCCTGATCCAACTTGCTCTGCTGGATACGCTCGTAGTTCTGGGCCATGTAATTGGCCTCCATCTCCGCGAGCTTGAGCTTGTTTCGTTCGAGCTTGTTGCGCTCCTTCTCAAGGTTGATCTGCTCGAACATGAGCGGGAGCTTTGCGGCCTCGCTGAAGACGCCGAGACCCGCGGTTGGGTCAAGTTTCGGGATGAACGCGCCGATCTCCACGCGGGGAGCCTGCGGAACAACGCGAATCTGAGAAGTGGGTACGGCGGGCATGAGTTATTTCTTGAACAGGCCGGTGAACGTGGAGTTGATCCCCGTGGTCGAGGTGCTCGTGGGCATCGACGAGTACTTGGCTGATCCGAGCAAGCTCGTATCGGTCGGCGTGAGGCTGAACTTGAACGGACCACCCGAGCCTCCACCACCGCCGCCGCCTTTCCCACCGCCGCCTTTCCCAAACGCACCAGCAGCCAAGCCGAGGCCCGACTGAATGCCCCCAACCATCTGTCCAATACCAGCCGCGGCACCTCCTGCCTTGATGGCTGCGGCGTCCATGAGACGCTGGTTGTAGGCGTTCGTCTGACCGACTTCGATGTCCGCCAAGCTACCGGAGGACAGACCGCTCTCGGGGAGAGCCTGATTGGCAAGCGTCTGGAAGAGGTTGCCCGCTTGGGTCAGCTCGTTGCTCGTGGCCTCGACGCCCATGCCAAGGGAACGAAGAAGTTGATCGCCCGCGCTCAGGCCCAGTTGAGCTTGAGTCAGACCGAGGTCGGACTGCATCTTTCCAGCCTCCAAGGCCGCCCCCTGACGGGCCTGCTGGAGTTGGAGTGACGTAAGACCGAGGTCACGGGCAGTGAGCCCGCGTCCGGCCTGCGAACCGATGATGCCGGAGCGTCCTGCACCGGACAGCGCACCGCGGACCACCGCGGCCTGCGTCTCGGGGTCAAGCTTGCCGCCGAGGGCAAGTTCCGCAGCGATGCGGTCCGTGGCCTGCTTGAAGAGCGGGGAGCCCTCGTAGGTGGGCGTCGCGGAAGCGGGCTGGAACCCGAGCAGGCTTTCCATCGCCTGCGCACGACGCGCCTGTGCGCCGCCGCCAAACTGGGCCAGCAGGTTGCCGGTCGTCGCCTCGCGGAGCTGCGCGGTGCCGGGGAGGTACTTCTTCTCCAGCTCCATAGACTTCGCGAGGTTGGCCTCGGAGTTGGCGCGGGCGTCGGCGACGAGCTTGCCGATGTCGATGGTCTTCTGCTTCGACATGGCCTCGTCGGCAGCACGGGACGCGGCCTTTCTGGTCTTGCTGCCGCCGATGAGTCCGGCGATGGTACTGGCGGCTGCGAGAGATGCAGTGACGGGGTCCATGGCTTAAAGTTTCCGAATGAGGACGAAGTCGGCGGTGGAGTTGGACGCCGCGACGGTGACGTTGCCGGTGTTGGTGCCGTCTTCGAGGGAAAGAGCGATCTCCACGATGTCCCCCACGCCGAGTTCGACGAGGGAGTTGACCTGCGGATACCACCGGGCACCCGGGGGCGACGAAAGGGCCATGCCTGAGGAGTGGTAGTTGCCTGAGTTCTTCAGGATCGTGAGGGCCATCTCCATGTTCGCTGCGACTCCAGTGTTGTTGTCGATCTGGAGTTCCGCAGAGACGAGGTAGATGCCGTTGACTGGTGCCACGAAGCGACTGTTGGTCGCGTCATAAACTGTATCGGGGTCAATATCGACCGAGCTGAACAGTATCTTGGTATTCGTGGCGAGATCGGAGATGTTCACGGTCTGGTTGACCGGAAGCGACACACTGACCGGGTAGTTCACGCGCACGGCGTCCACGGCGTTCGTGATTGCCGTGTTCATCTGCGTGGTCGTGGAGTAGTCCGCCGCAATCGTGGCGAACTGCATCTGGATGGCCGTGATGGTGTCCTCGAAGATGCTCCTCCACGCGCCGGAGGAGTAGTGCTTGATGTCAATGGCCTTCCCGGCACCGTTCAGCTCGATCCAGAAGCTGAATCCAGTGGGGCTGGGGGCCAAGGACGACACGGCGTAGCGAAGTGACGGGTACTGGGTGCCCCCGTTCGAGTCGATGACCGTCGGGGACACCACCGGGATGTAGGTCGCGAGGACATCGTCCCAGACCCACAGTTCCTTGCCGTCCTTGAACCACGGGCCGAGGTTGCTCGTCGGCTGCGCGGCTCCCACCGTGAAGGAGGACCACGGTACGGACGGCGAGATGATCAGGCGGGCCGCGAATTCCTCCAGCAGGCCCTGCGGATCGGTATCCAGACCCTCGGGGAGGGCTCCGGCTGAGACATCAAATGTAACGGGGTTGGGCACGGTGGTAGGATTAGTTTACGACTAAAGTAGGGACGTGTATCCGTCGGACGACGAAGGAATCTGAGAATAGTACACGATGCCGCAGATCGCCGGGGACTCGTAGAAGATTTCCACGACCCGGGGACTGATCGGCCTAGCGAAGTCAAACTTTACTTGGTAGGGCATTATCGGGTACAGACCAAACCAGCTTGGGCCTTCCCCTTCGCGTAGCCCGCGGCCTTGCGGTCCGCGTCACGCTGGGAGATGATGCTCTGGGACGACGCGACGGCGGACACGGGGGTACCCGTGCCCACTTGGCAGGTGGCCGTGGCCACGTCGGTCTTGCGGTAAACTCGGTTGTAGGGCATCAGGGTGCGGTGTTACAGGGCGTTGGGTTGTCCAGAAGGCCGGTACGAACAGGCTGGGCCGTGTCCACGTTCTCCACCTGACCCTCGGCGGCACCGACTCCGGTCTCGTCGAACGTGCGGGCGAAGATGCGGTACGACCGCAGAGCGGCCTTGCCGGACCAGACGATGAGCAGCGAGAACGCACGGTCGTGACGGTCCGTGAACTGGGACTCGATGCCGCAGGTGCTGCCCTCCTGACGGTCGTTGAGAATCTCGGTCGTGCGGACGACGCGTGACTGGGTCTGGTAGGCGAAGAGTTTCGTGTCGAGGGTGATCTGCTTGTTGTACGTCAGGTTGCCCTCGGGGGCCACGAAGCGGAAGACGGTGAGTTCCTTGTAGTTCCCGCGCATGCCCGCCCAGTACACCTTCACGTCGAGCGTGCCCTGAATCTCCGTGAACTCCAGCTCCGCGAAGCGGAAGGTCTTCATGTCCAGCCCGCGGGCCATCTCGTTGAAGTCAGTGTGGGACTTCGTCTCGACGTAGCAGGTGATCGGCTGTCCGTTGTCCTGACGGGTGGGGATGAAGGCTTCCCAGAGACGATTCTTGCCGTCGTAGTCCACCGAGACGTGGAAGATGCGCTGGACGCCGTTCACGGCACCCACGCTCCACTGCACGGGCCGCGTGCCGGTCCAAACACTGTTCCACGCGCTCGCGGAGCCGACGTTCAGCTTCTCGGCGGGCGACTGGTCCATGACCCAAGTGTGGCGGTTGAAGAGGTCGCCGGAGGGGACGGAGAAGATGACGTAGTTCTCGAACGAGATCGCCGCCACCTTGTCGATGTTCGGCGAGAGGTTGCCCTTGGATACGGCCATCTCCACGTCGCGGTAGAGAAGTTCGCTCGACACGCGGCTCTGGGCGGCGGCGTTCAGGCTCGTGATGCCTGTCATCGTCATCCACCAGAGCTGGCCGTACTGGGTGGCGATGGCGCGGCCAGAGGCGCACCCGATCTCGGGGAAGAGAACGCGCTGGAAGTTGGGGGTCGTCTTCCACGTCGCACGGTCGCGGATGTTCGACTGGAAGATCGACGTGGTGTTGGCCGTGAAGACCAGAAGCTGGGGCACTTCCGTGGACGTGATCTCAGCGAGTCCGGTGACATTATCCGGCAAACGGAAACTTCCGCCCTCGGAGAGGTAGTCGGTCTCGGTGAACTTGAGCGGGTCCGCGATGTCGGAGACGAACAGCTCATTGTCACGGCCCACCCAGAGCCGGTCACCGGACCACTTCATCCAGAGGCCAAGCGGAGTCTCGCTGTTCGCCGGGGACAGGTGGCGGGAGATTGAACCGTCCCAGTACGCTGCGGGCGTCCGGGCGTCCTGCATGATGAGCACGTCGAACGGGTCCACCACGGACAACGAGCCGTCTGGGTTCTGCTGGACGGACTTCGTGGCCTTCTCGAACACAACTACGTCAGAACCGGCATAGAACTGGACGTTCGGCAGCTCGCTGTAGGAATTGAACGGGTACGCGGAGACGTACACCTTGCCTGAAATCGCCACGACGTGGTGCCACGCGCCGCCGGTCGGACGGAACAGGGTGTAGCCCTGCAGGCGACCCGGGGGCAGCTCGAAGACGCAGTTGTACCCGGGGCGGGTCTTGAGGACGCCGCCACGGTTCGTGACGTTCATCGCGGAACGGTACTCGGCCTCCTGCAGGAAAGCAGGGTCGAGCGACGAGTCCATGCCGCGAACCCAGAACGCGGAGCCCGCGAACCCGAGACCACCTTGAAGTAGCTTCTGCGGGATCATTCGAGGCGATTGTAGGCGGCGGCGATGTTAGGACCGCGGACTTGTACTTCCGGAGTGGTGACAGGGTTACGGGACAACTGCTCTTTCGTAATGAAGTCGATGGCGCGAGCCAAGTACTTTTCGCCCTCATCGAGCTGGTCGTCTTCCATCTTCTGCGTGGCCTTGAGGGCCATGAGAAGCGCGAACGGGCTGTGGAGGGGGATGATGTCGTTCAGCGTCTTCAGCTTGAAGACACGGCGACGGTAAATCACGCGGACCCAGCCGCAGTTGCGGGAGAGCTTGACGCGGCGGTAGGCGGGCTCGGTCTCGTCGGGAGCGTAGTCCCCGAGGAGGACACCCGTGTTGACTCCGATGTCGAAGGACGTGAGGCGGATGTACCCCTGCGTGACGCTCTTGCGGACGCGCACGATGCGGGAGAACACCTGCTGGTCCGGGTTCGGCACCGCGTACCCGAACACCGTGGGCACTGGGCATCCGTCCACCATCTCGCCGCACACCTCGGTGCGAATCCAGCGGTTCTGCTCGTCGTACCCGTAGACCCAGAGTTCGGCGTTGGTGTCGTTCTGGTTCTCAAGGAACGCGATGAACTGCACCGGATTCGGCGGGTCGTAGAAGAGCGGCACGTCGCCCTTGTCGTCCCAAGTGTAGCTGCACGACTCGCGGCAGTCATCGCCGGGGCCGTTCAGGTGGAACGAGAAGAAGCGATTGCGGGCCTGTGCGGGCGTGCCTCCGATGTTGATGGAGAGGGGAGTCTCCACCTCGCGTGGCAGCGTCACGCACGTCTCGCCGGGGTTCGTGCAGATGTCCACGACGCCGATGAGCGGGTCCCAGTCGGACTCGTTCGCCAGCAGCTC